CGGATTGGGTTAGGGAGAGGGTTGTTATGATAGAAGGTTTTTTGCAGGCGTGGTGGCCGCAGTTAACAGCTTTCGTGCTGGTCATTGCATGGCTAAACAGAGAGAGTATGCGTATGACTGTTCGAGTTGAGATGCTCGAAAAGAAAGTTGAGGGTCTCTACGTCTTGTGGAATAAGCAGGTAGATCGAATGCTAGATAAAACGGATAAGAAGTAAGGGTCATTTATGGCACGACAGCTAACAGAAAATCAGCAGAAGTTCCTCGAAGTCTTGTTTGACGAAGCAGGGGGCGATGTCGTGCAAGCTAAGCGTCTCGCAGGTTACAGCGAAAAGACCCCCACACGTTTGATCGTAGAAGCCCTGAAGGACGAGATTGCGGACGCTACACGTTCGTACTTTGCTCGTACTGCTCCAAAGGCTGCTATGGCAATGATGGGCGCTTTGAATGACCCCACAGAACTAGGCATTCGTGATAAGATGTCTGCTGCTAAAGACTTGCTTGATCGTGCAGGACTTGGTAAAGTAGACAAAGTGGATGTATCCTCTAGTGGTGGCGGTGTGTTTTATCTGCCACCTAAAGAGGGCAAGAACGAGTAAAGCAACGTGTCTTTTGACTACAAGAGGGACTTAGGTTTTTGGGAGTTGCCTAGGCCCCACAAAGGTAAAGAGAAAGAGTGGCACGTAATAGCAAGAGTTCAGGGAAGCGTAGTCCCGTTCGGGTATGAAGTACACCCTGAGAATGACAGGCTTCTAAACCCTATCCCGCATGAGTTAGAAGCACTGGAACTTGCGAAGCGTCACTTGAAGCAGTACACTTTAAGGGACGTATCTCGTTGGCTGACTAAACAAACTGGGCGCTACATTTCTCACATGGGCCTAAAGAAGCGAGTAGAGATTGAGCGACGACGTAAGAAAGCAGCTACTATTAAATACAACCTTGCCAAGCGCCTCGAAAAAACCCTCGCGGAAATCGAGAAGCTCGAAAAAGGCAGGGTCGGGGCGTACTCAACGGTCACGCAAGACTAAGGAAGCTGAAACAGTTGCCACCCCTGAGACTGTACCAGCGCAAGTCGCACCTGCAGAGTACGATGTCGAGGCAGCACAAGACGTAGTGTTCAAGCCAAACCCCGGCCCTCAGACACTGTTCTTGTCTTCGTCTGAGCGTGAGGTGTTATACGGTGGTGCTGCAGGTGGTGGTAAGTCTTACGCTATGTTGGCTGACCCCCTACATGGACTGAACGACCCAAACTTCAGCGGGTTGCTTGTACGTCACACTACTGAAGAACTTAGGGAACTTATTCAGAAATCACAGGAGTTGTACCCTAAAGCTATTCCGGGAATCAAGTGGTCAGAGCGTAAGTCTCAGTGGACTTCGCCAAGGGGTGGTAGGCTCTGGATGTCGTACCTTGATAAGGACATGGACGTCACTCGATATCAGGGGCAGGCGTTTAACTGGATTGGGTTTGACGAGCTAACACAGTGGCCTAGTCCGTTTGCATGGGACTACATGCGCTCTCGTCTTCGTAGTGCTTTTAGTCAAGACTTAGGACTCTACATGAGAGGCACTACGAACCCCGGAGGATCAGGGCATTCGTGGGTTAAGAAGATGTTTATTGATCCTGCTCCTTCTGGTGACTCTTTCTGGGCTACCAACATTGAGACAGGAGAAGAGATTAAGTTTCCCGCAGGTCATAGTCGAGCAGGGCAACCTCTGTTTAAAAGGCGATTCATTCCCGCAAGCCTTTTCGACAATCCTTACTTATCTGAAGGCGGTGACTACGAGGCGATGCTTCTTTCGCTGCCTGAACACCAAAGGAAACAACTTCTAGAAGGTAACTGGGATGTTAACGAGGGTGCTGCATTCCCTGAGTTTAGCAGGGATAAACATGTAGTAGACCCTTTCAAGATCCCCGGATCGTGGACGCGGTTCAGAGCTTGCGACTACGGATACGGAAGTTACACAGGCGTTTTGTGGTTTGCTGTATCACCATCTGAACAACTGGTTGTGTACCGGGAAATGTACTGCAGTAAAGTCACCGCATCTGACTTGGCTGACATGATACTTGAGGCGGAAGCCGAGGACGGAACGATGCGGTACGGTGTGCTCGACTCTTCTCTGTGGCACAAGCGAGGTGATACAGGACCGTCCCTTGCAGAGCAGATGAACATGAAGGGCTGCAGGTGGAGGCCGTCAGACAGGTCACGCGGATCACGAGTAGCAGGTAAGAACGAGATACATAGACGTCTTCAGGTAGAAGAGTTTACGAACGAGCCGGGTCTTGTGTTTTTCTCTAATTGTGTTAATACTATCGCTCAAGTACCGGCGATACCTCTGGACAAACGTAACCCAGAGGATGTTGATACAAACGCAGAAGATCACTTGTATGACGCTTTGCGTTACGGTATCATGACACGACCAAGAAGCTCAATATGGGACTACGATCCTGCGAGTCAGAGGTCTGGCTTTCAAGCACAAGATCCTAAGTTCGGATACTGATAGTGTATATTCAACTTGAAATGGACTTTGAAACACCTGTTATGAGGCCCGGTAGCCTAGCGAAAGGTGTTCCTGACTTAAAGGTGTGCTTTAATTGTAAAGAAGAGAAGCCACTTAGTGCCTTTTATAAAAATCGTTCACGCAAAGACGGACTAGATAATTGTTGTAAGTCTTGTAGAAGTAAAATAGCTGCAGAGCATTATCAAAAAAATCGGGATAAATGTTTAACAGGCATGAAAAAGTATTATCAAGAAAATCGGAATGTTATTTTAGAAAGATTTAGAAAGTATCGTCAAGAAAATCGGGATGTAATTTCTGAAAAAAAGAAAAAGCATTATCAAGAAAATCGGAATGTTATTTTAGAAACAAAGAAAAAGTATCATCAAGAAAATCGGGATGCAATTGCAGAAGCAAAGAAAGCATGGAGGAAAGAAAATCCTGAATTGGCAAGTGCACATGCTGCATCTCGTAGGGCGCGAAAAAAACAAGCACAACCTCCTTGGCTAACAGAAGAGCATATCAATCAGATAAAAGCCGAATATAAAAATAGCAAACGTATGAAGAAGCTTACTGGCATAGAGCATCACGTAGATCACATAGTACCTTTAAAAGGTGAAAACGTATGTGGGTTACACGTACCGTGGAATTTGCAGGTGATACCTGCTAAACATAATCTTGAGAAGAACAACCGCTTCGATGATTGGAACTTAAACGATGGCTGAAATAGATGATCTCTCATTTGAGACAGACGAAGTAACTGCTGCAGAGTCAGATACGGATAGTATCTTTGAGAGCAAGTCCAGCGTTGTGTCTTTCGTTGAAGAGCGATACAACCGTGCTGAGACTGCCCGCTTTGCAGATGAGACACGATGGCTTCGTGCGTACCGTAACTACCGGGGGCTGTACAGTTCCGACGTACAGTTTACGGACACTGAAAAGTCTCGCATCTTTGTTAAGGTAACCAAGACTAAGACGCTCGCAGCCTACGGGCAGATTGCAGACGTCCTCCTTGGCAACAACAAGTTTCCCCTGACCGTTAACCCATCTGTACTTCCTGATGGTGTTGCTGAGTCTGTGCATATCAACATTGACCCCAACGCTGAAGCTGCAGGTGATGCGCTCCGTGGTGTCACAGAGGATACTCCACCTAAGCCATTCGTAATCGGGCCAGACACTGTACTGCAGCCCGGAGATACGATGACTACGCTGAAGGATCGCCTCGGCCCTCTTCAGAATAAACTAGAGCCTGTCAGCGATAAGATCATCGAGGGTGACGGCACTACGCCTACTACAGTCACGTTCCACCCTGCCATGGTCGCTGCCAAGAAGATGGAGAAGAAGATCCACGATCAGCTGGCAGAGTCTGGCGCTTCTGTACATCTTCGTAGTATGGCATTCGAGATGGCGCTTCTAGGTACAGGCGTAATGAAAGGCCCCTTTGCTGTAGACAAGGAATACCCTAACTGGGGTGCAGAAGGCGAGTACGACCCGCTTATCAAAACTGTACCAGAAGTGAACCACGTATCTCTGTGGGACTTCTATCCTGATCCAGAAGCTACAAGCATGGAAGACGCAGAGTACGTTGTAGAACGGCACCGTATGTCTCGCACCCAGATTCGCGATCTGAAGACGCGCCCTTACTTCATTGAGTCCGCACTGCAGACTGCGATTGATCGTGGCCCAGACTACGAACAGAAGTACTGGGAACGCAGCATGGAGGATGACGACACGCAGCCTACATCAGAGCGTTGGCAGGTGTTGGAGTTCTGGGGCTACTGCGATCTTAAGATCCTCGAAGAGAATGGCATTAACGTGCCTAGCGAGTACAAAGATCTGGATGAGGCTAACTGTAACATCTGGGTGTGTAACGGCGAAGTTATCCGCTTTGTTATGAACCCGTTCAAGC